AACCTCGGTGGAAATATAGAGCAAGAAGAAAGAGCCCTTGTTAGGACTCCTCTTTAAAATTCTTTAAGTAATTATCCAGATAGTCAAATTCATCAACGCAAACTTTCAGAGTATTTAAAGCCAATTTGGTTCCTTCTTTACAAAAATATTGATTTTTCTTCTTTGCCCATCCATGTATAAGCCGATATATGCCGCCTCTATTTTTTGTATATGCATATATCTTTTTACATCGTTCGGCTTGTCGAGTAAAATAATCAACTTTTCTGTGATTCTGACTTATTTCAGCTATAACTCTGTCGTGGTATGCTTTCGTTTTCCTTTCGTCTATCATAAATATCACGCTCCTTTCATAAGAGCAGTTGCGATTTCTGCGCTTTCCAACGAATCATGGTCATCTCGCACGGGTAATCTTCGTACCCCATCGTTTCCGGAGTAATGACCCCCTCCAAGACTCCACGAATAATTTCTGCTTCATACTGCTTGTATGGAAAAATATCCTCTGGCAATTCTCTATGTAGCTTACCGCATTTCGGGCATCGCAATCTTCGGATCATAGTCCGATTCGTAACACGTCCTTTTGTCCGTACAATCCGTTTTACCTTATCATAAAGTTTCAGCCGTCCGCCGCACTTCGGACAGACTGTTTCATTCATGCTAACCGTATATCATCACCTCGATTCTTAATCTAGGTTAAAATATAACCTGCAAGAAAGTTTAAATGTAGGAGTTGACAATTCCTACACTATGATATATGATTGCTACGGATGTTTCAACAGAAAGGAGAACAAAAATGTTAATTAAATGCCCTGAGTGTGAACTGCAGATAAGTGATAAGGCTTTGATTTGCCCGCATTGCGGCTATCCAATTCAGCCAGATGCAAAGCCGCGGGTACCCCGAAAGTCAAACAAGCGCAGACGGCTACCAAACGGATTCGGGCAGATCAGTGAGATTAAGGGACGGAATCTTCGTAATCCGTTCAGAGCAATGGTAACAGTCGGAAAGACCAAAACAGGCAGACCCATTTGCAAACCTTTGAAACCAGAATCGTATTTCCCAACTTATAACGATGCCTATGCAGCCTTGGTGGAATATAACAAGAATCCTTATGACCTTGGTCCCGCTATCACGGCAAAGGAACTATACGAGAAATGGACAGAGAGCTATTTTAAGACCTTGAAGTCAGATGCAAGTGCAAGAGCAGTAGACGCCGCTTGGGCGTATTGTACGTCTGTATACGATATGAGAGTGATGGATATCCGTGCCAGACATGTGAAAGGCTGTATGGAAGAGGGGACAGCGATTGTAAAAGGAAAAGAGCAACATCCCAGCGCTGCCATGAAAAACAAAATCAAGTCCCTGTTCAACCAAATGCTGGACTATGCTTTGGAATATGAACTTGTAGATCGGAATTACTCCAGAACTTTCAACCTGTCGGATGAAGTCATCAAAGAAGTTACAAGTGTCAAGAAAGGTCATATCGCTTTTACGGATGAAGAGATAGCATTGCTTTGGGAACATGTGGATGATAAACGGTATGTTGATGCCATCCTCATTCAATGCTATTCTGGATGGAGACCACAGGAATTAGGATTGTTGGAACTGGAAAACATTGACCTTGAAAACTGGACTTTTAAAGGCGGTATGAAAACAGAAGCAGGTACCGACAGAGTTGTTCCTATCCATTCAAGAATCCGACCTTTGGTTCTTCGGAAGTATAAAGAGGCTGAAGCTCTTGGAAGTAAGTATCTGTTCAACAGTACCGATCCAGACAGTAACCGCAAAAATATAATGTTCACCTATAACCGATACCAGAAAGGTTTCACTCGAATCCGGACTGAGCTGAATCTTAATCCGGAACACCGTCCACATGACGGACGTACACACTTTGTCACCGCTGCCAAAAAAGCTGGTGTTGACGAATACGCAATCAAATATATGGTGGGTCATAAAATCTCGGACATCACCGAAAAGGTGTACACGAAAAGAGAGTTTGAATGGCTCAAAGAAGAAATAGAAAAATTAAAATAGAATGTAATTGGTGTAGGAATATGGATGTAGGAGTGGTGCATGAATAATATACGAGTTACGTACATTTTACCGCTTTTTACCACTCCCAACCACTTCTAAAACCCTTGAAAATACAGGATTTTTGTTCATTGGCCGACTTAGGCAGTTTCTATAATGGAAACACAGAATCCTGTAAATTCAAGGGTTTTTCTTTGAAATGTAGGAATACTCACGAAATAAACAGCTTTTCTACACCCTTAAATACTTGATTTTGCCCTTAACTACGCTCCCGGTTTCATCCTGTATATCCTGTCCGGACGAGTCAGCAACCTCTTCCTCTACAATAAACTCGGCAGGACATCCGGATAACATAGTTCCGATAATTATTGTACCATCCGCCCCATGTGCCTGGCAACCCTTAAGTAAGGTTTCTTCGGTAACGGTATCCCCAGTCAGGTCAATCAACGTTCTATCTCCGTAAACAATTTTGTTTACTGACATTCAATCACCCTGCAATCGTTACCGTAGTACCTCCCGCAGAATTAGAACTTTCCACATAGGGAATCGCGCCCACTACAATCTGAGACAGATAGTTATACCCCTCATCCGGCAGAATTGTCTGCTGGACGGTAGACGGAGAAACCGTTTTAGTCTGGGCATTCACATCCTCGGTTCCGGTCATGTTTCCCTCGACTCCAAGGACACTAACCCCGCTCCGGATATTACTTGGAACAAGTTTTGCTTTCTCCGTGTCATCGATTTTAACCACACCTGAACCATCGTGATACCCAACAGGAACCACATACGAATCGTCTTTCCCCGATATGCTTCCCGTAACAGCGCCGTGATTCAACATGGTTCCAGTGACCTTGCTGCCTCTGGCGTATCCCGTTTTTCCTTTCAGAATCTCAGCCGCCGTAACTGTCGCATCCGTAGAGTCCACATCAAATGTACAGGTTCCGGCAATCGCTTCTCCGGATTTGTCATGGGCAGTCTCACCGGCGAGAAGTTTGTCCGGTGTCACGGAATCCCCTGTGAGATCCATCAGGGTCTTTCCACCGTAAACTACTTTGTTATAAGCCATTCTCAACATCCTTTCCGATATATGCAGTTATTCCGCCCGAATCATTACTGGTCTCATAAAACGGAACTTCTTTCACAACGACATCTTCTTTCAGTACCCGGTTGCTGGTAGGAAGTACCTGCTCCTCGAATGTCTTTGGAACAATTTTATACTCCCCACCGTAAATATCATACTCTTTGGTAACGGACACTTTCCCCGACAGCCCGCCAACACATGACAATACCCCAGACAAAGAAACATCTGCAGCTATGGAGCCGGATAAAGTTTCCAATGCGTTGATGTTCCCCATGTCAATCCACCTCTTCCGTTATTTTCATGCTCCCCTTGGTGATGAACGTGTCCACTTCCCCGGTAACTTTGGTAAGCTGAATGTCATAAACATACTTCCCAAAATCCAGAGCCTTGGTATCTCCTGGTTCGAGTATCAGCTTCATCGTGTCAATGGGTATGTCTTTTACCAAAAGAGGCTCGCCATCCTCGTATGACTTCTTCATCGCAAACCGTATGGAATCTCCTTCAACCGGGAGATATTGGCTCCCATCCGACTGTGTTATCGAAACGAGCGCCATAAAAGTATCGCCTCTTGTGAGGGTGATGGTAGTGCCCTGAACGCTATAACTCATCTCTATCCCTCTTTTCCAAAATATAATTTGCTGCCATACCAACGGCACAAGACGCAATCAGCGCAAAAGCAATAAACGCCAGCCCTCCGTACTCAAACAGAATGGCCAGCGCTATTATCAGAACCGATATGAAAACCAGATACAGCAGCAAAATCCACAGGCAGCCTTTCATCATTTTCCTTCCGCCTTGTTATACTGCGCCGCACTGATCCCCAGAATCACACCCAGGAATGTATCCACCGCAGTGATGGTGCCCACTACCTGTTCCCCACAGGGCAGCCCCCAGATTCCTGCCAGGGCAAAATATAATGTGCCGGCAGCCGGAAGGAGATACTGTGCGATCCATTTCAAAGTGTCATAGGTTTTGTTAGTCATCTTCATGATTTACTTCCTCCTTGTATTGTGATTTGTGTATAGGTAGTTTGTTTACCTCGTTCATGATACGCTTGGCGGAGCCGTTTCCGCCCATCTTTTCATACGGCTTGTAGAGATACTCGTAAAGATTCTCATATTCATCGGAAGTGATCCACCCCCGGTCGATATATGACATTCCCAGATACATAATCCGATCATGTCCCAGTCCTATAAGCATCTCTGTCTTTACGTCTTTTTTCTCTGCTCTTTTGGCGATATAAGCCCACAGCCCAGAAGACGCTAAAACTGAGCTAAAAACTGTCAGCAGTATTTGCATCCAGCCATCCATCTACATAACCTCCTTCAGTTTTTTCTTGTGACTTATCCGTTATAATCATCTTTTTATCGACAATCGTAATAGTCTTGCCGAACAGCTCTTCGTACAAGCTGATCAGATTTTGCCGTTGCTGCCTCGACAATAATTTATAAAAGCCGCCCATCCAGCCACGGAACATATTCTCCACATTCTCATACAGGATCTCTCCGTCCTGGACTTTTACAGCTAATTTCTTTAGTTTCCGTCTCATTGTGGTGACACGGGTTGGATTGATCCGCTTGATGATTTTACCATCCTTTGTGAGTGTGTAGCGGATCTGCAAATATTTGTAGGTACTCGAAATCTTTACTATCCGGGTCTTTTTCATGTTGATATGAATACCAAGCTCCTTCGCAATCGCACAAATGTTTTCCAGCAGATTCTGCAATTCTTCCTTGCTTGGACTCATGATGTACCAGTCATCCATATACCGTCCGTAAAACTTCTGACTTCTTACATATTTCACATAATTGTCGATAGGGTACGGATAATAAATACCGATAATCTGAGACAACTGATCTCCAATGTTGACCGACTTATACATCCATTTCTCACCAGTCAACAGATTCTTCGGAATATTCCGATAATCAAGCTTGTTGAACGTGTCCTCCATGCAGGAAGCATATTCCTCGTCTGACATATAAGAAACGTCAATCTTGAAGCCTTCAAATATAAGGGTAAGCAGCCAGTCAATGAATTCATCATCATCGAACAGCTTCAGCAATTCCCTCTTTGCAATCTCATGTATGATGTTGTCGTAAAACTTGGAAAAATCTCCGAACAGTATCCAGCCCTCGTTACCGTGCAGCTTATAGTAACGATGGAGATGAATCTCGAAACGATCCCTTTGATGTGAAATACCCCTTCCTTTGATAGAAGCCCCATTATCATAAATAATGTGTTTACGAACTTCTGGAAGAAGCACTTCATCGCATAAGACATGCCGCACAATCCGATCCCGGATGCGGATACTTGTAATCGGTCTTACCCGGCCTCTTTCGGACAGAGAGAATTCCTCGGTTGGTCCATTTTGAAGTGTGCGCCCCCGAAGGTCATCCTGTATGTCAATAAGATACCGCAGAAAGTTTATCATGAACTTCTGGGTAGTCTCCTTCCATTTACTGCCCTTAATCGAGGCCTTGTAAGCCTTATACAAGTTGTTAGCGTCACAGACAATCTCCTCATACGTCATAAGATTATTCACCGTTGTAGCAATACTTACCGTAGTAAATTGCGTCCGGCTTTGCTATTTATCCTTGATGGAAAGGACAACATCTCCTTCTCTGTTGGTTAGGCAGAGAATCCGGACGAACCCCAAGAGAGTCCGACGCGTCGTTGCAGTTCGTAACGCCATCGCTGCCCACACGAGCGAAAAACGTCCCAGAAACGACGCAAAATTAGATGTTACCCCTGTTGGACATATGACTTGATTTTGTTGTCCCGCTGACGCCACTTTTTTATCAAACCGATTTCTCGGTCGATAGCTTTTACATACCTGCCATAAACATTCAGGTCCACCTCAAAGGTCTCCACAACACGCTGCAGTTCCTTGATGATCTGCTCGCAGTTCACAATAGCCGACGACTGGTAATCCCTCCGCGTCTCGTACTCTCTCATAGTAGTCGGGTAGATACTGTTGGCCGCCCTGACATTATTGGTCATAAGCGTTGCCAAATGATCGATTTCCTTCTTATGAGTCAGCATAAGGTAACGGTATTTTCCAAAATCCTCAGTGTCGTCTTTTCCATAGGCATAGCGAAGCTGGACAAAATGTTCCAAATCTTTCACTCCAAAATTTCTCTGCATGAACTCCCGCAGCATGTTGTGTACTTCCGTTGAAAATGTAATGGGCTCGAACTTTGATTCCGTCCGGTCACTTACCAGAACGCTCATCAATAATCCTTACCGGTGATCTCCCGGAATTCCTCCTCAGTGATCCAGCCCATCTTTACGGCGTTACGGACGCGGACTTCATTCCACACCTTCATGTCGTGATAACGTTTTACTTTCTGGTAATTCTTGCTATGTTCCATGGTGAGTCTCCTTTCCTAGATTTCAATCCCGGCCATCATTGCGACGTACTCGATATCGGACTGTATTTTGATTTTTTCCAATTCCGCCGCAGAGAGATCCCGCAGGACAAACCAGTAATCCTCTCCAACGGGAGTGATCTGAACCAGCTCCATGTTCTCATGAATTTCTTCATTCTCTCCATCGCTGATGATTATGGGCGAACAGTTCCCTTCAAAAATCAGCGCATCGATGGAATCTCTGGAAATAAAGTTGTTCCCATTGATTCTAAGATTTTTGATCTCCGTTCCATCCGCAAGGGTGATTACATAGATTTTTTCATCCATTCCTATTGTTCCTTTCTTTTTTACCATCTTTTTCAGTTACCTGGATACGGTTTTCACAAGGGGCACAAGGCCCCCGGATTACCTAACCAACCACACCGAAGACCGGACGAACCCCACGAGAGTTCGACGCGGCGTTGCAGGCCGTAACGCCATTGCCGTTCACAAATGCGAAATACGTCCCAAAAACGACGTCTCTCAGCCACTGATTCTGCCTGTGGGGATTTATGAATCTCGGATAAATCCGCATCAAAGCCAACTGTGTCTTATTGATTGTATAACGATACGGAACAGTTGTACCGTTTCCGGCCGGGGTATGCACATAAGCCCCATACATCATGATCTCGTTGGGTAATTCCACCTTAGAATCGTACCAGGCTCCCGCAGAAGGGTATCCGTTGCTTACGGCATTCACCAGAAGTTCTCTGTGGTTCAGAATATTTGCAGCACCAAAGGCCGCATTCACCAGGGTTTTTGCATTCTCCAGATTTGTTGTATACATCTTAGAGCCGGCATAGCCTCCGGTGGTAATATTCGTCTCGTTCATCTGGGCGTTGTATAATACGGCATCCGGCATGATCACCAGATGAGGTGTCGTGCAGGAAGTATCACCGCAGTTCAGCCAGTAATTGATGTCAACAATTCTCCATATGTTATCACCGACAGTCCAGTAATCACCGACAAAGAATCCCTTGAATGTTCCGGCCTTGATCTCGGCTTTCTGCGCCGCAGTCAGAGCAGGCCCCAGGTTTTTTCCCCTGAAAATATTTCTCCGCATTTCAACGGTTGCAAATTCATCAAGAACCGCAAATAACACGTCGTTGGACGCAATCGCCTTATTTCCGGTCGCCGTCCCGACAAGAATCTTATCGTTAGCTGATAATGCATTGATCTGAGGCAGTTCGGAAAGATTGACTCCGGACATAAACTGCTCCGAATCAAGCAGGCCGATCAGTGCCTTTGCCAGATCCCCAGCCAGGATTCCCTTTGTGCCGCTTTCCCCGTCAAGCAGAAAAACATTGTCGGTTGAAAGTTTCTGCACTTTCTCATAATCTACGATTTTCATATCGCTCCTCCTCGTTAAAATCATTTGGTTACAAATATAACTCTGGCATCAATCGGATTTCCGCTGCTGTCCAGAATAAGTTCACTTGAATGGGTGCGGCCGGTCACTGCGTCAATATCGCTGTCAAGAACGTCTTTATTTGAAGAATCCTGTACAGCGCCATATGTTCTGTATCCGCTGTCATAAAGCTGGTGGTATACCGCATACTCCGTTGAAAGGACTTCGGAGAATACTTCCAAAACCTTCGTTCTATTTTGAAGCTCCAGAATCTCCTTCGCCATATTAGCGGCAACGTCACTTGAAAGCATTGCCTGCAGGTTCTGAAACCAGCTTACAAAATCTGTCTGGCTCTGATCCCTCCAATCCGCCATTTCAGCAGTATATCCGTTGGTATACCCATAAAACCACTGTTCCCATTGCTGCTTCCAGAAAACATTCGTGCGCTCCATATCTATCGTTTGGGACTGAAACCAATCCGTCCATTGTTTTTCCCATGCAAGATATGCCTCCTGGATCTCCGTTGTCTGCGCCAAAAACCAAGTTGCCCACTGTTCTTTCCAGAAAATATTGGTATGTTCCATGTCGGCCACTTGTCTGGCGTAATATTCCTCCCACTGATCGCCCCACTGCGCAATGAGGTCGTCAATGCTGATGGTGTCAATAATTCCAGTGACAAATGGTGTCGCCGAAGTACCCACCATATTCGTGATATTGGACTGCCGGATTTCTGTAACGCCGGACCCAACATATATGTACGCCAGCGGATACTGGTGAACTGCACTCGTATTGACCATTAGAGGTCTTGCAGGATTAGTAGCCGGCGTTCCTTTTATCACTTTGATTGTATTTTCGCGGACGCTTTCCTCCGCATTTACTTCCAAAATAATGGCGTCAATTCTGTTAAGGATTATCTCCGATAACGGAACCTCAATCGGGAGCAAGGAGTCGTTCAGAGTCCATGTATGATTGAACCAGGCCCGTCCCACCCCAACTGTAACCATCATTCCGGAATTTGACTTTACGACCATGTGATCGCCGATTGACATATAAATGCCATCGCTGATAATTCCATCAAAAATACTTGATATCTGTATCGAATTGTATCGGCGGTCATGGTTCTTCGCATTGTAAAATCCATACGTTACACTCATCTGCAGAACCTCCTATTCCACTACGCTGAAAGTCGGGTATGTTTCATAACCTGTCGTGTCCTGTGCCCTGACGATTTCAATCACCCGAACTTTTGATTCTATTCCATACTCGTTTACAATCTGAACGATATCCCCTTTATAAAAATCCTTTCCATAAACAAACGTCTGCGTAGACTCCACCTGCCCCTCGAACGACTTGGTAAGCTGATACTCAGAAAGTTTTTCTTTTCCTCTTTGGTCCAACTGGGCATTGTATTCTCCATCTGACAATTTTCCGTCCTGTGTTTCAGACTGTATATCTCTGGCGTCCGTATAAATCTCTCTCCGGTTTAAGTCTTTCCCAGTTCCAACAATCCGTGTGCGCCTTGTTGAACCTGCATCTTCCCCTGCTACCAAAGTCACATTTTTCAACGTTTTCTTTGACTCCAGATAATTGCTGTTAATGATATTTTCAAACTTAGGAGAAAATACAACATAAGGATTGACTGATTGATCATAAGAACGGTCCGCTCCGGAATAAAGACTAAATACAAACTGATTCTGCTCATTGAGTATGATCTGAAATCCAAGATTATAGGCTTTGCAAATGGTTTCTATGGTTTCGTACAGATTGTCCCCGGTATACTGAGCCCGTATCGTCAGACCCGTTATATATGGATCTTTTGATTCCTGGAATACAAACCCTGCAATCTTCCGATCTGCAATAACCGGAGAAATAACATTTTCGGTAATCAGCTTTTTAATCCCATTTTGAAGATTTCCGTTAAGCACTGTTTGCTGCCAGACAATGCGCCGGTCCAGAATAGATTCCAGGGAACGTCCAGATATTGTCAAATGTCCTCCGGTCTCCACTTCCGTCCCGATCTGAACTTCCTCCACAATCATCACCTGATCTGAATCCTTCAGCCAGGCATAATAGTCCTGCTTCACTGTTTTCATAAGTTCAGCATTTGCTGGTGTATAAATCTCAAAGTCTCCAAAACCATGATACCTCTCAGTCCAGATCAGAGACTCGAAAGCATCGATTAGACAGACCTGCTGAAACTTTTCGTCCATAATCAATACTTCCATAATCTATACTCCTTCATATATGATTCTGTTTTCAATCTTAAACTGCAGGTTTTCTGAACCGTATTCCGCCACATAGGCAAAAATATTATCGCCTTTTGACAGCTGGAACCAGTCCGAACCTTTGTCCAGGCAGTTGAGGATATTGGTATAACGGCCTGTTCTAAGCAGCCGGATTGATTTCTCTCCCCGGACGGTTGTGATGATGATGTCATCACCGGATATGATTCCTGAACCAGTAAGAGCTTCCAGCTTATCCGTATCGATCCGCATTACTTCCCTGGTCCCGGTATTGTAAATTGTAATGTTCCTTGCTTCTCCAATAGCGTGGATTGTGATAGTTACTCCGATCTCCGCATCCCCGTCATAATAGACTGAACGCTCCGTCTGATTTTCTATAGAGCCGAATTCAATCAAGTCCTCATCAAGGGAATTATTATCAAACTCAAACTCAAAAAGGGGTTCCACGCCATAGAAAATAGTTACGTTATTTCCATTTTCCCCGGCCGAATAAAAATACGGGTCCGGGCATACGATAGAGATCTGACTGGACTCATGCTCGCTGAAAATATTTGGCTCGTTGGATTCAACATACCCCTTTGTCCTGACAATCCGATTATCCGTCTCTACAAGGAAATCGAGGAACTTCTTAATCGGAAAATACTTGTAGGTTGTCTGTCTTGCGTCTTCAATCCTTGGAGCTTCGGTAAAATATAACTGCATAACGATATTTCGCTCTTCAAGCCTTGCCGAGTTATACAGCGAGCCGTCATTTGTCGCCAGATTCGTAGTATTGACATCGGCCTTAGCGGGACCAAGACCTTCTATGCTTTTGATGAGCAAACCATGTTCGGGGTCATCATCGGCAAGGTTAATCTTGATCCATTCGCCAAGGTAATTTGTTACTGTTACTGATTTGATCATGTGCTACTCACCGCTCCCTTCATCGCCGCAAACTGGTTCTTAGTCTGCCGGTAGATATCTTTCCGGGACAGAGCTTTCGGCGAGTAGTTATTCTGCACGAAACTGTATGTATTCGATGCAGGCTGTTGATAGTTTCCTGAAGCATTATCAGCGGCAACAGAACTAATTTTATTGTCCCTTGCGGCCGACAAAGCTTTATTATAGGAAGCCGACATATTCAACCCCTTTGTGAACAGGGAATTGATTTCGCTGACTCCATTTTGAACATTTGTCATATCCAGAACCGGCCTGATAGTCGGCTCCGTGTCCATCTCTCCGTTTACGATATCCGAAATATGACGGATGGCAGATTTCATCGAATCGATTGTTTCTCTGCCAAGCTCCGTACCGGCATCGCCAACACGTCTTAAGTACGCCCGGATGCCATTGATCATTCCCAAATCAACATTCTCGCCGATCTTAAAGAAAACCTTCGATGGAGAATGTTCATCAAGTTCCTTTTTAGCCTCCCGGACAGCTCTTTTCGCAGCATCAATCGCCGCATCTGCAATCTCATTGATTTTGCTTCTGATTCCATCTGCTAATCCTTGAGCTGCGTTTGCACCAACCCCTTTCAAATCATCGGCCGAAAGATTGTTTCTGAATGCATTCATAGTGGCGCTGCATACTGCCCTAGCCGTTTCTTCCGCTGTACTTTGCTTGCTTTTGATCCCGTTCGCCAAAGCCTGAACAAGCCCCTCTCCAAGTGTCTGGAACGTGGCTGTCGGTAATTCGGTCCTGAATTTTGCGACAAGCGCAACACAAAGGTTTCTTGCCGTTGCCAGCAGTAATTCCCTTTTAGCATTCATTCCATTGATGATAGCCTGGATTACATTTTGGCCGATTGTGTTGAATGTAGCGCTGGGAAGTGAAGTCCTGAATTGCTGCACCAATGCCGTACAATGATTCCTTGCCGTACTCAACAAAAGAGCTCTCTTAGCATTCAGACCATTGATAAGTCCCTGCATAACATTCGTTTGCCCAATGGTATTGAACGTGGCGCTTGGTAATCCAGCCTGCATCGTTTGTATCAAGGTCACACACATACCGCTTATAGCAGCTACTGCCAATGGTTTCTGCGTGTTGATTCCATTGATTAAACCAGTGCCAAGACTCTGTCCAGCAGTAGTCCCAGATGCGGTCAGAGTGCCGACCTGCGCCTGCATTGTTGATGTGACTGTTGTTAATAAAGCCGTCACTCCCTGCTGTACTTTCTCATTGGCATTTGTGAAAGCCTGAATAAATCCATCGATGCCGTTGTTCCCCATGGTTGTTAAATCACTTGCAAACCGTGTAAATCCAGACGTATCCACTCCAGATATGCCGTTCGCCATGTCCACAAGTTTCCCAAGCTCCACTATCACGGCATCAAGAAGTGCTGTGTCGATGCCAGCGATCGAATTGTAATATCCGGCAAACGACTGTCCAAACTTTTCCAGACTTTGACCGAATGCTCCAATATCGTTATCACCTGTAAACCAGCTCACAAGACCACCTGTATTCGGCAGATTATTCGCCAATTCACTGAGAGCTTTCGCCGCATTGGCCGATGCCGTGACCACAGTAGGCTGCACGTTGGCTACATCCTGTGCATACTTGGCTATGTGAGGGCCAAATTTCTCCAGTTCCTCACCAAACTCTGAAAGGGTGTTATCGCCCATAATCAATGCTGCTAAACCACCAGAATTAGGCAAGGTCGATGCCATATCCGATAGTACCTGCGCAGCCTGAGCAGAAGCCTTCACTGCCGCCGGATCTACACCATTAACATCCTTAGCATACTTGCTGATGTGCGGGCCGAACTTCTCCAGTTCCTCACCAAATGCCGAGAGCGTATTATCGCCCATAATTTTAGCGGCCAATCCTCCTGAATTTGGAAGTGTCGCCGCCATGTCAGCCATCATTTGTGCTGCTTCCGCTGAAGCTTTCACCGCAGCAGAATCCAGCCCTTTCACCTGATCCCCATATCTTTTAATATAAGGACCAAACTTCTCCAGTTCTGCCCCAAAATCAGACAGATTATTTTCTCCGAATATCTTTCCGGCAAGCCCTCCACTATTAGGCAGTTTTGATGCCATCTCAGCCAGAGCAAGTGCCGCATTAGAAGAAGCGGTTATCACTTCCGGGTTGATACCGGCAATCTCATCAGAGTATCTCTTAAAATATGGCCCGAATTCCGCCAGTTCCTCGCCAAACTTCACAAGGCTGGTTCCTCCGGTAAACCATTTAGTCAGTCCGTCCAAAATATTAGCTGCCGTCAAGAGCAGAATCGTCTGCGCAAGAGCGTTGACCCCCTGCAGCATAGCAGGATCGATCTTTTTTGCTCCTTCGATAAATCCTTGGGCGTTAGTCATAAAATCAGTCAGGTCCTGACCAATCTGCGGGAACTGTGCCGAAATACCGCCAAGGAATCCCCCGACAATACCACCGACAAATTTCCCGATAGCTGTACCTACACCCTGTAGTAAATCTCCTCCTTCCCCTATCAGCCACTTCAATCCCGGCAACTGAGCAAATGCACCGACAGCAGCCAAAACCAGCGACATTTCGGCAATTACTGCTCCCATGCCAAGAACACCTACCATAGCACCCGGAATAAGCCCCGCCACAGCAGAAAGTGCCAGCATAATAGCCGAAAGCAGACCGATTCCAACGATGCCTTCCAGGAGAGTCGTCGTATCAATCCCTTTCAAGGCATCCACAACACCCTTGAAGAATGCACCAATCAGATTTACAGCTGCTTTTATCAATTCTGGAAGCCTTGCCGCAATCGCATCGATGACTCCGATCAGAAAATCCATCAGGTATGTTACGATATTCGGTCCATGCTCTGCCAGAGATTTCAGAACCTCCTCGATCAATGTAAGTACACCCTCAGCAATCGGCGGTGCACATTCAACTATGACGTCTACTAGGGCCAACACAATCGCTTTCACAGCACCGGCAATAGCCGTTGCGCTGTTCGCAATAATTCCAAGCACACCGACAATCAGAATTTCCAGGGCAGCCACCAATCCCGTTACGCCGGCCACGCCGGAAACAGCAAGGGAAGCCAACCCGGCTGAAAGTGCCAATATACCGACTCCACAAGCCGCAACTGCCACCCCGAGCAATGCCAATGCCCCGGATAAACCGAGGATCGCGGGAACCATAGGACCAAGCACTGCACCAGCGATGCCTAATACCGTAAACGCACCTGCCAGAGCCAGAAGCCCCTTCCCAATCTCTGCCAAACTCATTGAGCCAAGAGCTTTTAATACTGGGGTAAAGACTGCAAGCGCAGCCGACATAACCAGCATTGCTGATGCTCCCCCGAGAGTCCCCTTCATAGCATTGAGCGCTACTGCCAGAATCGTCATGGAACCGGCGAGAACAACCATGCCTTTTCCAATCTC